CGCGCGCGGTATCATCGATAGGGGTGATTGGTCGCAAAACAGGCTGCGGATGTGCATTGGGATGTGCTTGTTGTTGTGACGGTTGTGGTGATACACCACCAATGTTGATTCCGTCCCGAACGCGTGTGGTACCGATGTCGAGATAATTACGAACAATTTTCAAATCCGTACCAGTACCGTTTCGTGCTGCGGCAGCGGCCGCCTGATCGATGTGCGGCTTTGCCGCTGCCAGTTCTTTTTTAGTCAGAGGCGGCGCTTCAGTCTGCGTAACATTCACCCTGTCTGCGTCAACCCCGCCAATACGTATCATTGAACCTAAAACCAACAAATGTTGCGGTCCTTGTTGTTGCGGTTGTGCTTGTTGTTGTTGTTGTGGATGCGGTTGTGGTCCGGCGTGAGTGTCCGACATACCAGCATAGAGGGCACCAACGTGTCGGCGATGTTGAGCCATGTCAACTTCGGCGTTAAGATGGTGTTGCGCTGCTGCTCCGGCGACGGCGTCGACAGCGGCCTTGGCCATCTCCGCATCGGCCGCCGTGGGCACGTGGTTCGTACCACCATGACCGATGTTGACGTGAGCGTGTTGGTATGCGTAAATCTCGCCAAACTTTTGGTCGGTGGACGCCATTGTGACTTTGATCGTGGGCGTGGTGGGTTTTTGCGGAGGAAGAGCGGCACCAGAGGCGTGTTGTTGCTGGACGTGATGTTGTTGTTGACGATGAGCGGCCGCGGCAGCAGCTGCAGCCGGAGCGGAACGAGAAGAAGGCACTTGTGAAGAACGCGGTTGATATGCATGAATCGGTTTTGGCGGAGGGGCTGCAGCAGCAGCAGCAGAAGCAGGCGAAGCAGGCAAACGATTCGGCGGTTTCACTGCTGCCGTTGGAACCGGTACGGAAGCCGGAAGAGCAACGTGAACTTGTGCTCGATCACGTGCTTCCACCTCATTGATAGTCGTATCAACGTCCGGCGACTCATAAATAACCGCTTGAGCCTGGCCTTCGACGCTGATTTTATCGTACGTCGTCTTGGTAGCAGGCCGCATTTTTGTGTGTTTTAAAGGAGACGAGAATGACAATGTGCGAGTGTATTTTTGTTTTTTTTGTGTTGGATTGCAAGATATTTTTCCGCAATAAATAGATTTTGTGCACTCTTTTGCGTCTCTCAAACGTGCATCAAAACAAAAACCGAACAACGACATGGTTGAGCCTGTTCGTGTTACGCCATGTGTCGGCGCGACATTATGGGAGAACAGTTTGGGCCGGTTGGTGCATGTGCTCAGTGAGACTCCATTGCAGCGATTGCACTCGATGGCGCTCGCAGTAAGACGGTTACTAATCACCATGCAAGATCCTGGACACCCACTGGCGTTGGACTTCAACCGTGTTGCAGTTCCGACGTCACCGCGGTGCGGCATTCATAACTCGGTCTCTTCTTCGATTACCTAAATATCATTCTTTTTTGTGTTGCTACTCGTCTGATGCTTTTTTCTCTTTCTCATTTTTGCAGTATCGCATTCCAGAATTCATCACCCTTTTTTTGTCGTCTTATGTTTGTCTCTGCACAGGTAGTTGTTGACGATGTCGTCGATGCCATTACAATTGATATCAACAACAATGATCGAATCACCAAAACCGCCTCCGGTAATTCTCGTGCCATATTGGGAAAGTTTGGCACGTGCTGAAGCTAAGCGTTCAGATGCATCGGCGTCATTATCAGCTTCATCTTCTTCACCTTCTTCTTCTTCTGCATCGTCTCTTGCCGTATCTGGGCCGGCGTCGACTACAGAGGCACCACAACCAGTGGCAAAGGCTGGCATTCAGGATCATCAAAAACATCGGGAAAAACTCCAACAAAATGTCTATGTACCTTCCAGTCGTATCCACAACCAAAAGCACATCGACAAGAAAACTGAAATGAAGAAAATCGTATTACAGGCCGTACGATATCCAGAGATTGATCAACGTGGTAAACGCGTTGGTTTTTTGCATGTGCCAGCATCTCTTTTGCTACTGGATGAACAACGCCTGCGTAAAAACAAAGGTTATGGTGTTCCGATTGTAATACACGAAAGTAAAGTGCCCGCCGCTTATTGTGGTTATTTTCCAAAGTCGGGTCCATGGCTTTACGGATTTGCATTCAATAATTTACGTCCATCGGACATACTGGATGTGAGTTCATTTGAAGTGACGTTAACAAATGGCGTTAGCAAAGCAGACTCCGGTCTGCAAAAAGAGTCGATACTGCAGTTCATGGTTCGGCTTCACATTGGTTCGCTACGCCATATGAGAGTTCGATCTCCCAATGGCAAAAGCACGTGTCTGACCGTTACCTCCGATGATACCATCGATTCCATAAAGCAAAAAATTCAAGATGCCGCGACTCAACAAAAGAAACGGCATGTTGTCACTGAAGTTTCATCCGATGCTTCAAATGAACAGGAAGACTTATATGTCGCCGTAACAAATTTCCAAATGGAAAATATGTTGATGGAGTTTGTGCCCATTCCAGGTGAATGCGCACAAATTACGCATGCTGCGTTGGAGTCTCAAGCGGCAGCGTGCTTTGCGCGGAACATTTTTCCTCCCACTTTATGGACAATGTGCGGGTTTCGCCCCTCGTTACCTCATGTGACATCCATAGCATAGCGTGTTTTTTATCTATTTGTAATGTTCGTCCAACCAAACACAACAGGTGTTTAAGGGTGTTTTTTTTCACGGAGCGCATCAGGACAACCGCGCCTGTGCATCCGAACCAACTGATAAAAACACACGCCATTGCTACGAACGTCATGCAAGTCAAAGTCGCGATTCACGATCGTCTGAATCGTCTTTTTACTTTCGATTGCATAGGAACGCACGACAGCCGCGACTTCAGGCGGTAACATGGTGGTCTTCACCAACAACGTGATCGGATCGACAAACTCCAATCGTGCCCATGGTTGATCAATGCACAAGGCTTGATCGTGTTCATCACGAAGGCGCTCGAACGCTTGCCGCGTGACAGTGGCCATGTCAAGTCTCTCTTTGCAATCATCAGGCCGTTCATGCACGCGCACGGAGACCTTTAATCGCAATGCATCGTCTTCCTCTGCATAGTTCTGGCCTTTACAGCTTCCTCCGGGCCGAAGGGAAACACATCGATGGAGTTCACACCTTAAGGGATCGCACGTGCAGTTGGCCTTACTCTCACTACCACAGTCACAGTCGTCATATCGTTGTCGCTCTACGCCTTCACACTCTGTCAGCCGAAGGTCCTCTTGAGGCAGCTCGAACTTTTCATTGTCATCCCATGCACCAGAATCCAATACCGCCGTGGATAGCAACGGCACCCGCCTTGGACCAACCACGATATGTGCGAGTACGTCCCATACCGCCATGCCGACTATGGAGTTCAACCCCGGGCAACACAGTGCGTTGATCACAGCGTACTGGGGGCCATCCAACAAGATGATCGCTGATACGTAGTACCTCTCCATGGCACTCCGTACATGCTGCGCCACCACTTCGGTTTTTGTTGCTTCTGATGGCGATTCCGAAGCCGTTGATTCTGCTTCTGCTTCTCCTTTTCCTTCGGCTTCTACGATCTTTAAGCGTTTCGGGCCAGGTTGAGTGCCAGGTTCGTCGACGCCGCCTCCAGACCGCTTTACACCGGCGGACATCTAAACGACACACCGAAACACACATTGAGTCATCATGCAGCAGTAACGCCTTTTGCTTTTCAACGAAGAACACAAGAAAAGAGAGGCAGCGAGAGAGCAAAAAAAAGACAGAGAAAAAGAGAGACAGAGAGAAGACACACAAGACACGAGATGGAATGTTAGCGCTGCTGCTTCAGCAAGTTCAAACGCTGCTGAGCAGTTTCGAAACGCTCTTGAAACTGCGACTCGCGATTGACTTGAACAGCCGTCGCGGTTTCAATCTCCAACTGTCGCTTCGTGACAGCATCACGATCGCCTTCCAGTTTTTGAATTTGGGCATGAATGCGTTTTCGTTCTTCCTGTTTGAGCCGAAGTTGTTCAGCTTTCGCTTTACGACGGGCTTCATTTTCGGCCTTGCGTTTCTTTTCCGCCTCTTCTTCGGCCTTGCGCTTTGCTTCTGCTTCTTCGGCTGTTTTAAGTTCTTCTTGAATTTTGGAGATAAGACGCTCCCACTTCTCGGCGCGATCGGTCGCCCCTTTCATCTCCTTCATCGACTGCGCGACCAGCTTTTGTTCCTGTTCCAGTTGCAACTGAGCGCGCGCCAGTTCCTGTGCTTCGCGTTGAAGAAACGCCTCCTCTTTTCGGAGCGCTTCGTCGATCTCTCGCTCTTTACGCGCATCATCGTCTTCTTTTTCTTCGTCCGTAAAAGCAACGGGTTGCTGCACCAAAGCGGCGGCCGCTGCAGCAGGTCGTTTGTGTGCTTCTTGTGGTTCTTGTCGGGCTTGTGGTGGAGAATGTTCCAATAAAATTTGGAACGGAGACATGAACAGACGATTGGTTGTCGCTGACTCCGTTATCGATTTACGATCTTCGGCTTGTTCTCCAATAAGCAACGTTTGCCGACCACATCCTTCCTTTGCACCGACTCCGTCTTCCTTCATCCCGTCCGGCTTGTCGGCTCCTTGAGACTCGCGCAAACGAACCACCTCTTCGGTCTTTACGGTGGATTCCGTGGCCAGCGATGTGTTAAACCCACGTGAGGGAACATGCATGGCCTCTGCCACGTCTGTGACGCCTGATGCCTTCGAAACCTTACGAGGTTTTTCGGAGGAGGACTCTGACGTGTCGGTGGTGTCAACCTCCACGTAGGTACCGCCAAAACGCTGATGTTGCGCACGAAGGTATTCCGTCACAGTGCGATAAGGCACACCGTTTTTGTCGTACTTATCATACTTTCGCTTAGCGGACGCGCGAGTGTTCGCGCTGGCTCCACCCACTGGATTACCAGTCCGACGTGGAACACTCCCGGGTTCACCCTCTTCTTCTTGTTGAACAGGATCATTGGTGCACTTTTTGGCAGCAAACAGCAACCGTACAAACGATTGGTACCGTGCACAGCCTTTGTCGTGTTTATCGCGACCGGGCAGCTCCGCCACAGTCACATAATCGCGAACGTCATGGATGACATCGCGACCCTGCGTGACGGTGTGCAAATAGAAATCGGTTTTTTTTGCGATATCGTCACCAATCTCCATGATGAACTGAAGAAGATCGACCTTGTGCTCCTTGTCTCCTTTATGATCGATAAGTTGAACGTTTAGCGTTTTGACGTTTCGCGACGCGAAAGTTCTGGCCAATCCGATTTGTTGCGCCATCTGTTGCGTGTTGTGGTGCTTTTCTTGGGCATCGATTTCGATGCAGTAGTGCACTGTAAGTGTCACCTGATCAGCCACTTCGGCACATCGCTGATTGAACAGCTTGCCCAACTCCCCGTGCAATTGTTTTTTGAGTGCCTGATATCCGTTAATGCCCGCCAGGCACTGAAGTGGCGCACTGACAGGCTGTACACCGACACACAAGCAACACAGTATACTCATTGGTCATCGTCTTTGCTATATACAATGGTGCGCATACCTTCCAATCAACGTATCCAATGTTGCACAGGCGTGCTACCAAATCAGCGCCTTGGACATCCGCCCCTTCTTTCTTTTTTTCCTCCACCATGGCGTCCAAGACGCCAGTAATTTTCTCCTTATACGTCCAATACCGGCCTTCACGCCCTTTTTCCGCGCCGCGTGGTGAACCGGCAGCCGCATTCAACGCTGAACCAACCAACGCCGAACCAGACCCAGAACCAGAGCCAGAACCAGAGCCAGAACCAGAGCCAGAACTAGCCGCTGCTGATGCCGCCATCAGGCTGCAGTGGACACAAAAGAACACAAAAGATGACACGCACGAAAACAACAGAATGGAAAACGCACGCATGAGCAAGCAACGCAGTTTTTTTTAAATTGTGAGTGCAAGAAACTCGAAGTAATGCAGAAAAGTTTTCAGTTTGCAAAACATTTTGTTGCAAAAATTTTGTGGTTGCAGCTCTTCCGTTTTTTCTTGTGCGTGCGTCTGCGCGTGTTCTCGTTCAGAATTTCATTTTTTCGGCTTTCCCGGTTCACGCACGACTGACGATGTGCCGGTGGTGGTGTGTGTGTGTGTGTATTTGCCGTTTCCAGAGCAAACCATGTCTGCGGAGCCGAAGATCAAGAACGAAGCAGATGCACGACCTGCAGCGGCTGCTGCAGCTGCCGCTCATGTTCCTCGCGAACCGCTCACAGATGAGCAGTTGCTCGCCATGGCGATTCCGTACGACCCCATGGCGGCACGCAAGCGGCAAGAGGCGGAAAAAGCAAACATGAACAACGCCGGTGTGTTCCGCGTTTTTACGAAGATGCCCGCAACGGCGAAGGATGCGAACAAGAAGAACTTGAGTCCATCGTTTTGGGATGTGATCGCAAAGTACAAAATGGAGACGTTCAACCTGAGCAGTCTCTACGTGACCGTTCAGGACAACCAAGTGAAGGTGACGTCCGCTTGGGATATGAAATCGGTCGTTCTCACCCCGTACGACTATCTGACTTTGGCATCTCAATGCCTGATTCCTCACTCGGGTAGCGCTGGGTATGACGATCAGCCCATCAAATCGGCTTCGTATTTGATGGAGCTTATGGAAGCGGATAAAAAAGTGAAGATCGAAGAGGCGGATAAACCTGCGTCTAAGGCTGGTAATGCCGCTGATGCCAGTGCCGCCGCTGGCGGTGGTGATGGCGGGGATCACGACGCCGCCGCCTCGGCATCGAACAAGCCTAAGCGCAAGCGTGCGCGCAAGTAGCTTGTTAACCCGCCTTTTTGTTGTTTGACGCGCTTTTTTGTATTGAGACGCGCTCGATGCGCTCGACGTAATTACAAGCATCCTTACTCAAATGCCATATGTCGTTTTGTGTGATGTGTCTCGTGTCGTGTCGCAGTCGTGCATTATCGCGTTCGTGTCGCATCGCGTTAGTGTTGAAGCGGCAACGATGGATCATCTACCGCCTTCCATGTCCGCAGTGGAGATGTCACGGACATTGTCGACGCTGTATGCCAGTACGTATATGTGTTTTTGTGTTGGGTTGCGCTCATTTTGTATGTATGTGTTTGTGTGTATATCCACACAAACCAACAGGATTGCAGCTGCAGTTGGTTCGCTCATGTATTGTCATGTCGCAGATCGGGTTAAGCGTCAATCCCCCCATACAGCACGTCAACTCGATGAAATCGTGCATTGGCGCATGTGAACTCGTATTGAAGGAATTGGATGAGTGGAAAGCGGTTGCGTTCCCCCCACACAGCAACTATATGGACATGAAAACGTCGCTGGCGGGTGTTCAGTGGTGTTTTGTTCCGTCATCTATCACATTCGACGATGATGATGACGGTTTAAAACAGAGACTGTTGGATTATACTGCGGTTGCACGTGCGCTTCATACCTTCACATCTCCGTTGCATCTCTGGTCGCAACTCGATACGTGGCGATTTGGGATGGATGGTGGTGCTGCTGCTCCTCCGTGTACACAAACCGGTACACAAACGCCAAAAGTATTGGTTTTTTCGGATACGACCATTCGCAAACTTTGGGAATGGCTGATGTTCGCCGGCGGTCGAGAAGTTTTGAAAGCACGGACCTGTCATCATTACCAGATCATGATGGACATTGTGTTGTCTTCGGATCGGGCGTTCGAGTTGGCAACGCAAGAGCGAGATCAAAACGGATTGGTTCTCTCACTTGGTTTTCCGTGGAATGCCGCCTTTGAACAACAACAACATTCCTCGGTGTTTGTGATGAAATCGGTGTTGCATTACGCGCTGAACTCGACTGAAAAGATCTGGCGGACGCTGACAGACCGCAATCAACCGTACCTCATTCGGCTGTTACAAGACGAAGCTCGTTTTGTCGCTGCTGGACCGCCCTTCGTTACTCAAAATCCGCTTGTCGGCGTTTTCGTCGTTTCCGTTGCCATGGCCGATGCAGCGGGTGTACTGGATGATCGAGGTGCATTATTGGCGATGAATCTTCCGACCGAACGTATCAATGAAGTGCTGATACCTTCAGTCGATGTTTTCACGGTGAATGAACATCGGGCCGAGTCAGGAATCCAACGGGCCGCCGCACAAGTTGGATTGGATAAAAGACGTCGTTACCTTCTGCGCAAAGCCACCCCACTGATGTTGGCTTTGCTTTGTCGAGATATTTGCGACGATCAGCTGTATACATGCGATGATCATCTGTGCGCCACTGCTGGTTTTCGCCCGAAGACAATTCAGGCGCTTTTGCGTCGTCGCGATCTGAACATTCGTGTTTGCGGTCAAGTATCGGACACCAAGTACCCGAATCGACCCGAACGGTCGATGACTGCATTTGGCATATTTTCTGGTGCGTACACCGGCACGAACATGCGTCAATTCGCATACGCTGTCGGGTGCGACTCGGATGGCCAAATGCATCGTGTTCATGATCATATCGTGGATGTGTTTGGATTGGTCAGCACTCACCCCACGTATCTGATGAAGGCCGAACCTTACATTCGCGACGTACTACAAAATGGCCAAGGCAATTGTGAATCGCACATCAAGTGCAAGTGCGTGACCGAAAGTCGACTGCTTCTGCCTGTACTGGTCACTTTGGTGTTGGATTACGCTGCTGTTCCAACGATCTTACCCCCGGGGTACGTCCCGCCTGCGAAAAAGCTGAAACCCAAACACAATCCGAAAAGTGCTTCTGCATCAAGCGCATCAACTGCGTCACCGGCTTCCGCTTCCGCGTCAGCGACTTTTGCATCACCGGCTTCCGCGTCAGCAGCTTTCGCGTCACCACCTTTTTATTCCGCATCATCAGATTCGGAAGAACCAACGGAGACGCCAGTAAAGAAATCGTCATTGAAATCGGGATCGAAGCGCAAGTTCATCAACGTCGATGCTGAAGTGATCGATCTCAGTCATGACGATGAAGATGATGAAAAAGAAGAAGAAGATGAACGCGAACGTGGTGCACGCTTGCGTCAAAAACTGACTCATTGACGAATCAAGAATTGTCTCACGTTCATCTTTCTCTTTCTTCTGTTCTGTCCTCCCTGTGTCTCTTTCTCTTTCGTTTTATCACTCACATCCAGAAGATGCAAAATACAGTGCCTGCCCGCATAAAAGAGAGGAACCCAGAAAAAGAAATAACATGACATCGCAAGAACAATATTGGGAGGAAGCGACTGCCCAGTATCATCGTGAGATTTTTGGATTGGCGGAGCAGCTGTGCAAAAAGGGAATCGTGGACTGCCGTCGAGAGAAACCAAGACCGCCTTTTCACAACGCCCTTGCCCTGGGTATATGGTTGGCGAAAGCAATCAGAAGAGCGACTATTTTATTAAATAATGCTCCAGAAGAAGTCAAAGAAAAAAGCGATTTGTGGCGGTCTGATGTTGCGTATGTGGAACGCATCAACCGTGTGTGGAAGGGCATCGAAAAAGCCATAACAAAGCAAGTGCACATATCAATGGGTATAAAAGTACCAGAACCGTCTCGTTACCGTCCGGGAATTCATGCTCTCGATGCGATTCGTAATGAGAAGCAGAAGGAGAAGCAACCAGTAAAGTCTGAGAAATACAGAACATGGGAATCGATTCCTGAAGTGAAACACTTTGTTGAAGAAATCGAACACGCTGACGATGAAAAAACTATCGCGAGAGCCTTGCGTGACATTGATTGGGCCGCCGTTGGTACAACCATGTTTTTCAGAGAAAAGAAATATAAAAACAACAAGCTTGTAAGCACGGATGCGTTTTATTTTGAGGTGAAAGATGTGAAGATAACGAGAGTTTACGCGAAGGATCGTAACTACCCGCTTGTCGATAGTCAAATTGCGCAAAAAAACATTCCGAAAGTATTGGACAACATAAGAGAGTTAATTCGTAGAAACAACAACAACAACAACACACATTAGGATTTAATCGTAAATTTACAATTTCTCACATGCCCATGAATCGTGAGACTTCGCTGTCTTGGTTGAGAGCGTTCGAGTTTGTGACTGGAAACAAAGGAATTCCAATCAATTAGCTGCACATCAAATGTTGATGCATCAACATCACCACGAATAAAAATAGATTCCGCAGCAATGGATTCATTTAATAGAGGATCCAAAAGATCGGATGATGAAACGGGTCGCAACATTGACTGAAATCTTTGTTGTTGTTGTTGTCGTTGCTCTTCTTGTTGTCGTTGCTGTTCTTGTTGTTGTTGTAGCTGTTCTCGTACTTGTACTTGTACTTGTTGTTGTTGTTGTTGTTGTTGTTGTTGAATCACCAACGAATGCATAAGAGGAATGGGAGTCGATGCTTGTGGTTGTTGTATGGCTGGTTTGTCTTCTTCTTTGTCTTTATTTTCGAATTCTTTCTCTTGAGGCGGCTTCTTATCTTCAGGAGTAATTTTTGCTACAGAATCGTTATCCGATTCCATTTTTTGGTATCTTGCTTTTTTGTTCGGCTGAACATCTTCTGGAGTGGCGTTAGGCAATACTGTTCGTTCAAACACACGTTTCATACCACTCACAACAATATTCGGGGGCATATCGATGGCCGCGGGGAAAGCGGGGAATTCGAATTGTATTTTCGATTTATCCTGTGTATGCAAAGCCCGCCGCTGAATAGCAACAGCATCGTCCGAAGGACCCATTGATTTACCGATGGGATCACTGATGGGTTTTTCGTTTTCCGCGTTCAATGACGAAAGGGGCAATGAAAACGATAACTCGACAGCCATGTCTGAAAAAAAAACAATGGGAAGGAAAAAGTTTTCGTGAATAAAATGTTTTTTTATTGGGACAAAAGCAGTTTGCTTGTCGGAACGAAACGAAGAAAAAAACAAAGAAAAGGAACAAAATAGACTAACCACAATTTGAATCGATGACCATCTTGTTCAAAATTTGTGTCGTGAATAATAATTTTGTTTCCGCGTCCAAAAACGATATGACATCACCGGAAAACATTCGACTGAAATCGAACTTGGTGAAAATCGGAGTATCATTTTTATGTCGTGCTGTTAAATAATCCAAGCTTGCCTTTAATAGACAATCGTAGGTGGTCTGGATCGCTTTTAATTGCATCGGCGCGATCAACGATTCCATGACAACTTGATATTTTCCGAACGAAAAGCTTTTGACGATATACAAGTGTCTTGTTTTTGTTTTCTCATCGAGTTCGTAAAACACATTCATTTTGAAATACAAAATTGCCGCCACGATTTGTTGTACATTAATAAAAATTGCAAACAACTTGCGCTTAAGTATGTCGTTAACGTCTTGAATATAATGAAAGTATCCAAGTTTCCAAAATGCGACGGTCCAACCTTCGAGAAACCAAGACGAACATTTGTCCAAGACGTCGCTCGTGAATCCAAAATCAGATACCACGACACGTTCAATGAGTTCTTTGTCAGTCGTAGAAAATTTAATTAGAAATTGATTCCATTGCAAGTCGCCATGTAATATTCCGCGCATTCCGAGTTCAAACGCCAAACGAAACGGTTTCGTAAACGTTCCATTCCATAGTATTAACCATTTTTTGGCATAGGTAAACAAATCAGTGTCAAATAATTCCATTTTCTGATAGTGCACAAGTTTTCCATTTTTCCTCTTGATCTCCCAAGACGAGTATAATTTGGGTGCAAACACTACGCCTTCTAGAGTGAAACGCTTTAGAAACTGCACTTCCGTATCGGGTACTCGTCGATAATCGATTGCCGTGGCCTCTGGTGGATCCAAATCACGTTCAATTCGTTTCAATGCACGAAATTCGTTGTTGTCACGATCGTGTACTTTCCACACCATGCCCCAATTTGATTTCGCAATCAGGCACAACACATCCAAGAGAGGAGGATGATGAGCAGTGTGTTTGTCATTTTCGTCGTAAATGTGATGTTCCAACGGGTCTTGTGCGCTCTGGGTTGTGTTTTTTGTTTGAACTGTGAGATTCTGATTCATCATTGTGTTTGGTTTTGGTATCACGCTCTTGATGTCGCATGTATTGATCGGGTTTTGTGTTATTGGTCCTTGTCGTCCTTGTCGTTCTGTATGTCGTTCTGTTTGAACACTCTTTTTTTTTCGATGACACGAACGAGTGTATGGCTTAAATCGTGTTGCTGCATCTCCTGATGCCATCCCTTTTCGCGTGTTGCTTAAAAAAAAAGAGAAAAAAGTTTTTTGTATTTTCGGAGTCGAATCTAACCATGACCAATCATAATAATACATCGGTTGTATCATCCGTTCTTGTTGCAATTAATTGGTTGGATTATGTTGGGGTCGATCCGTCTTGTTTGGCATTCGGTCTTATTGCAAGAGATGGAACTGCTGGTTCGCGCGCGCATTCTGCGATTTTGCTTTTCGAAATGTACGTGGTAAAGGGAGTTTGCATGCACGATGAGAATGCTGTTCATCTTACACTCCCTCGTTGTTTTTCGTTAATCACAAACAAACAAATCGTAACCGACAAAAATCGTTGTGCGTTGATTCAATCCAATGCAAAGTGGCACATGGAAACGTTAAATTCCATGGGATGCAGTTTGGCCGATGTTAAAGTGACCCTCTGCGATCGAAAGCAAGACATAAAAGAAACAAAAACAACAACAACAACAACAACAATACCACGACTTACTTACGTACTCGGAAAACATCATCGGTACTTTAGCAGCGAAAAAATGAGTTCGGTTCATTTGAAATTTGATTTTGTATTTGTTTCAAACAACTCAAATCCAAACGCTTTAAATTTCCTTGAAGAAAATTACCAACTTCAATGCAATGCTTTTGCATTTGATTATCCTGGTCCCTTTCCGCATGTGAAAGCGCCACTGAGTGAACAACATGAGATCCAAAAAGCAAGATCTTTGCTCGAACAAGAAATTAAAGCTCTCGGTCTTTCAGAAAGCGAAACTCGCACTCTAATCCATCGTGCTATACGCGACGGCTACATTGCTTCAAAACTTGTTGCAGCGGCGATGTCTTAGATGTATCTTTTTTTCTCTCGTTGTTTTTCGTTTTTTACACACAAAAAATTACACCATGTGTCCGTTAATGCGCTCCCTGTTGGTTGGTTTGCTATCGTGGTTGCTGTTGTCGTGGATAACGAGAGCAAACCCACAACACGTTTTTTTTCCTGATTCCGTCCTAGAAGCCGATGCGACCTTAATCGTACGACATGCAACAGTAGTCTTAAAAGAATGGGTTCGAGGTGAAGTTTGTTTTGTATATCAAACGGATCAATCCATGGATCAATCGCCTAAACATTTTTCATATGGCATACAAACAGCATTGCAAACCATTCACCATCCTGCGTATTTACTTTTTCTTGGTTATGCCTACGTCAATTATCCGTATAAAAGCAGGAGTGATTTGATTCCCTATACGTTTCTCCAAACCTACGACATGGAATACAAACCTCAATCCTACTGGGAAAATGCTGGTTATTTTGCGCGAGACGCTCACAGCCCGATCATGAACACAACCTGGACGCGGATAATCGACGACTGTAATGCCGTTTCGTATGCCGTCAGATCTATTTTGATCGGCTCCGGATCCAATGTCGTTCGTTTGTTTACATATCATAATGGTGCTTATGCCGGATGGAAAGAATACCAAAAAAACAGTTTTGTTAATTATGGTATTCTTGCCGCAACCACCATTTCGAATCAAAATCCTCATTCGTTTGTTTTAGTCATACATGTGCTCCATCACGGTGCCTTGGGATGTCATAGTATTCTGCAACATTCACCATTTCGGTATCGAATTCGCTGCGTGTCGATATTTCCGAATCCAAAAGAAGATCCATTGTTTCGCACTCCATTCGTGCCACATGATAATGAACAAACCATCTATAAATCGCTGTCCAAAACGACTGATATCAAGGAGTTGCAATTCAAATTGTCGAACCTGATGGATATGTCCACACATGTGATTGTAGTAACAGACAAGTTTTTTACGCTGGTGCACAAGGATATTGCTAATCTGATTACAAATACCGGAAAACCGACTTTGTGGATGGAGACGATTTCTTATCAAGACGTATGACGAAGAGAACCAATTACGGAAAAATAACATCAGGAAAATGTTTCACTTCAGCATTATACCAACCAGTCGTGCACGGAATGTTTAATTGACGTGTGAGTTCTGCTAACGTAGCGCCGTGTGACAGAATCGCAATGTTTGTCTGGGGCTTTTGTCTGATAATATCAACGACCATTCTAACGCGAGCGCGAAATTGATGAGCGTCTTCCAAAACTGCGGGATTTTCCAAATCGTACAAACACGAAGGACCATATGTTGTCCATTCCCTGAGCTCCTCGACCGTTTCAAATTTTTTCACTCGTAAAGATGAGTGAGCATAAGTTTCAAGTGTGCGCCGGAGTGGGGAACACAATAACAAATCGACAGGCCCCTGAATTTTCGAAGCTTGTTGTTTGCCATTTTCGCTTAACCCACAATTAAAATACTTGTCATCTGGTTCGTGAGGAGGTTTTGCGTTGTGTGTAGATTCCGCGTGACGAATCAACCATAAATTTTTCTTAGTTCGTTGTTGTTGTGGTTGTTGATCTTGATCTTTTCCATATTTTGAACCTTTTATGTCTTTTGACTCACTCATCACTTTTTTCCACGTCGGGTATTAACTGAATATGAGGTAAGAGAACAGTTTATGATGACGCAAAAATTGGATCCTACGACCATCGAAAAATGTAAACAGTGTAATTCTTATATCAAGTATCGCAAAATTGGCACTTTCCCACCGAGTTTCGATCAGAAAAAGAGCGAGTTTTTCTTTACCTGTCGCAAGTGTTCTGCTGATTTCGAAAAACAATACACGCTGGCAAAACAGAATTGGGAGATTCTGCAAAATGAATGCAAGCGACGTAATCAATCGGCAAATTGTTTCTATTCTCATCCGGCACGCGTCGACTATTTAAAAACGTATAATTTGCGCATGCAGTACAAAGCAGCCGTAAAGGAATTAGAATTAGCACAACAACAACAGCAAATGCAACGACAAGCTGGTTTTACCCACGGGTTTACCCACGGGTTTACCCACGGGTTTGTTCGCATGCATTCGCGTGCACCCAGGACAAAACGAGCAAGAAGATGAAGATATATAGAAAAAAAACGTTTTTTGTTTTTGTTTCTTTCATTCTCTTTCCACAAATTGCACGCTTCAACGAACATGAGACGTATTCGAAGCGCCTTGTCGGGTGCAGTTGCCGCAAAACCGCGTACGGGTTCTGCTCCGTCTTCTGCTGCATCTGCTCCGTCTTCTGCTTTATCTGGTTCTGCTCAGCCAGCTTCTGCTTTATCCGGTTCTCCTGCGTCTTCTGCTTTATCTCCTGCTCCGTCAGTCCCGCCTGCTCCATCCCCTGCCTCTGCATCATCTTTCCTATCTCGGTCCAATGTTGTCGTCTCCTCTTCTCCCCACCCCCAAGACCAAAATCAAACGAACACGAACGCAAAGGATGACGATGAAGAAACGATCGGAAATGAAGACGAAGAGAAAGAACAAGAGCCAGAGCAAGAAGACAAAGAACAAGAAGAACAAGAAGACAAAGAAAATGATAACGACGATGATGACGATAAAGAAGAAAACGACAAAGAAGACGATGATGACACGGACACAACCAACGACAAGATGAACAAAATGGTTACAGCGAAACACGTACTCATAAACAACAAACCAAGTGTGCCCACACAAAGCAAAAATATGAAAGGTTTGGGAAAATTTTCCTATGGTGGAAAAGGCAAACATCAATCAATGGTACGCCACCGTAAAGTGCTGCGGGACAACATCAAAGGTATCACGAAACCAGCCATCCGTCGTCTTGCGCGACGTGGTGGTGTCAAACGACTGAGCGGTATGATTTATGAACCAACTCGGAACGTGTTGAAAGTGTTTTTGGAAGAGACGATTCGGGATGCAGTCACCTATACGGAACATGCTCATCGCAAAACAGTGACTACAATGGACGTTGTGTATTCGCTAAAGCGCCGAGGTCGTACGTTGTATGGTTTTGGCGGTTAAAGTTGAAATTATTTATGTGCGCGTTTTGTGTTAGTTGTTTTGTGTTTCGTTTCGATGCGTAGTAAAGAGTCATCCAACAAAAAAAGAGTGTTTTTTAGATGCAAAAACCGATATTTTTTGTTGAAATTTGTGGGGGCCTCGGAAATCAACTGTTTCAACTTGTTGCGTTGCATGCTTTAGCAAAAGAACACGACACCAATGCTTTAGTACTAAAATCCGCAACGTCGTGGTCCATTTTATTTCCAAGAAACGTCTATTGGGACTCGTTGTTTACCAAACTTCAAACCACCGACAAAACCCCTCTGATTCGATATGTACACAATGATGTTGACGTTATTCGAGGATTTGAAAAAATCGTCTTTCCTTTGCGTAAACAAAACGAAGAGAGTGCAAATTATTACGTTCAACTCAAAGGCGGATATCAACATCGAAATCATTTCTGGAAGTTTCTTCCCACGTTTATCGACAGTTGTTTACCCGATTTGACAATCAGGCAGTCATGGCATCCACTCTCAACGTTTGTGTCCAAGTACAATTTGGACACAAACGCCCACATGGCTTTTTTACATATACGTCGCGGTGATTACAAAAAACTAACCCACTGTCATGTTGTGTTACCGATAGTATATTATGAAAATGCGATTCACTATTTTCATTCCCAGACGAAATTTTTGGTCATTTGCGAACAAGAAGATTTACAATCCGTAAAACATGATATTCAAATGTCAGTGGTGCTTCGAAATCGATGCGTAATTGATGATCAGTTGATCAAACAGACACCAGATTATCAGCAAATGTATCTGATGAGTATGTGCATGCGAGGAGGAATGATCGCAAACAGCACGTTTAGTGTGTGGGGTGGGTATTTACATCAAAGCAAGACGGGCGTATTTACGTATCCGGACACATTTTTTGCTCATGAACCCAATGCAATGCCAAACATTTTCGATCCGACGTGGATTCGAGTCTCGGCCACACAACGTTTTACATTGCTGAAAAAAAAGACAAGAGATTTTATGAGCGGTAAGTGACGATGTCACTGACAAACAGATCAGGAGAGTCACTCGAAAGCGAAATAACGCCCATTGATACATTTGGAGAAAACAACGTTATGTGATCCGCTTGTTGAACAGTGAACATGAGGCATCCCTGCGGGTACAACCGCAATGTAACTTCCACCTTTTCGTCATCGTTCTGAAACGGACGAAAGGTAGATTTACTTACTCGAAATGAAATCGCATGGCATTTTGGCTTAAGGACGTTTATTGCCAGGTCTTGATATGTCGAACGCGCGACGGCGATTCGTTGTTTTCCTTTTGCTTCTTTGTCTTTGACTAATACACCTCCTGTGATATTTACAATACCTTGCGGAGAAATGGTTGTATGCTGACATTTCAACGATGCATCCTCTCCGCTGTCCGTCTTTGACAAATCGACGTCTTCGCGAGTCTTCAATCCAAAAACCTTTGATGAAAGACTTTCCAGTTCATTGGAACTGCGATACAAGAACGCATATGATTCATTCAGAACATAGAAACCAATCGGTTTCATTTCAGCATTTATCTTGAAAGGAGCGGTGTCCTTATGATTGCTGACTTGAGACGAATGATCGTCATCTTCATCGTATGCATCTGCTGAAGAGACAGCGTGACAAGCCGCAGCTGCGGCTGCAGGGCGCAGTTTGACTTGAGAGTGCTTTGCGAAAGAAAAAGACGCTGCTGCAGGGGATGCAGACGATGATGATGATGCAGATGTGGCAGAGGCGGAATAAGACCGCAATCCGGGTTGAAACTCGTCTTCTTTTTCTCCTTGTCCTTCTCCTTCTCCTTCCGCTTGTGCGTTATCATCTTTTTCTTTTTCTTGTTCCCCCTTCTTTTGATCTTTTTGATCGTTTTCATTCGCTCGGTCTCGTTTCGGCTTTTTGTGCGCAGGAACGTCATCCAAAGCAGGGCGTTCATGTTTTTGTTGTTGTTGTTGTTGTTGTTGTTGTGGTGCAACACGCGTTTGGACGGGTTTTTGTTGTTGTTGTTGTGGTTGCGCTTGTTGATGTGCTTGATGAACGACCTGTTTTGATATCGGAAAACGACTCTGTATCATCTCAGGGTGTTTCATATGGAAATCAGATTTCGATGCGTCTGATTCGGTTATGTACAAACTTGTCATGGGAACACTGGAACTTAAAAAGAGCTGACCAACCGTACGTTTTGGATTGGCACGTAGGATCGTCTCAGATCCATCGATAAACGTCACTGTTATGTAAAGACTCTCAATGGGAAATCCATTTGGTTGATGAATGATGCATGAAAAACCGTGCCAGGGGTATTTCGACGCTTTCTCGTAATTGAGAATCAAATTGGACGAAACGATTGTGTCGGGGGCAGTGACCTGTCCGCCCACAAATGTAAGCCCGTGAATGGTACCGACGCTGTGTTTCTTTGTTGGCGGAAGTTTGTTTTTCGTATTGTATGGCGCACCACTCTCCTGTAGTGTAAAATCGATCGTTGACACAAGACGAGCATTCATTTTATTGGTGGCCTCGGTCAGAATCGACCGTGCTTGTTCGAGTTTCGCCATGTATGGTTTGTCTTGACAATACACAAACACACACACACACACATAAGAAACAAAAAACATCACAAGTAGTCAGGACAAGATTTCCGAAATTCGAAATTTTTGGCGGATTCAAAGGTTACCCAACGGGTTTACCCCACCATGAATTCCCTTCACACAAAAGACAAAAACCATCAAAGCTCTGATGTCAAGAACACCCTGAAAGAAAACGGCGCTCGAGATAAGAAGGAAAATGCACTCAGTACCGAAAAACAAGACGTCCCTTTTCCTCTTCCTCTTCCTCTCTCGTCAACAAGCATCATAAAGAAAGACAATCCGCATCATACTACGGATGCCTATAACATAATTTCGGAAGAACGATTGCTTTCGTTTATGAAGCCTGCGCTGAAAGGAAAGACACACTTGGTTTCCATCGGATCGGGTACCGGACATCATGAAACTGTGATTATGAAAGCGTTCAAATTGTCAAAAGACTCCGTCATTTGCGTGGACAAAAAGTCCACAGCGGAGTATTCGTCTGAGATTCCTTTACCTCCACATGCATCCTCTGTGGACGAATTGCTCCGTCTTCGACCAACAACAGGTTTTTCCAACGCATGTGTGTTGATTCATTGGCCAAATCCGGCTGCCTCCAATGATCACTATGACATTGAGGCGATTTGCAAACTACTCCCCGCATCGATTGTCATCGTGTACGGAAAAGATGGTGTATCAGGATCGGACGGTCTGGTCGAGTGGGTACAGAACATGGAAAGCAAGTCAGATGTTTACGATGACACAAAGCCGTATTCGCCGAAACACATCTATCGTGTCCTGGCAAAATACGAAGAAAACCAAAAGATCCGCACAAATCAAGAGCGACTGTTTAAACAATTTCCAACCTGGTTTACCGACGAGGCGTTCAAAGAATCACTTCGAGAAATGGAAGTTAAACGTTTTCGTGCAGTGGACGTTGTTCTTCTCGCCAGAAAAGGTTCTATGATGGACATGCGCGGTGTACACGCGTTGGTGTCATCGCTGAAAAAGTAACATACGACTCGTTTTTTGTCTCTCTTACAACCCATTATGGCGTCTTCTTTGTCTTCTCTGCAAAGTGGCGTTAAGCGCCGCCTCGCGAGCGAAAACAAAGAAGAAAGCGGTGCAAAACGGTATCGCAATATTGTCACGGATCCACAGGATGTAAAAGAGCAAAAAAAATATTGTTGCGTGAATTACATTACCGAAGGAAAATGCATGCATTTATCAGAAAGCGAAGCTTTGAATCGAAATTTAGATTTTGACAAACGTAAAGATCTTTTGTCACTGCTGATCACTCATTGCGAACGAACGAAAAACACCACTCCATCTCCGTCCGCTTTTAAAAATCGTTATAATTTTTCTGCGTGGTATTCGCTAGGCAACCCCGAAGACTTTCCACACAAGCGCTGGATAGCATTTCCACAAGAACTTTCATCTGATCAAACAGATCAAACAGGAATACAAGCCATTGATTTTTTAACGCACCTCTACGTACAAAAAACAAAACTTTCGTCATTACTCAACGTTTTTTGTCAATTGTTAAGGCAGTGTGATAACAATGATGTGGATCTCAATTTATTCAGCCCTTTCATAAACAACAAGCATATTACGACATTCGACGTCTTAATCCGCTGGTGCCAAAAGCATGAACCGGAAGAAGAAGAAGCCGCGCAACGTGTCTTGACAATTTTACGCGAACTGAACAAGAAGGCAATCACTCAGCGGATTGTGGTTTCTCAATACATTCATATCTATATTGAGATCAAACAATTATCTCTTATCGTTACATCGTATCTGTATCCCGTGTTGTGGCATTGTTAACTTTTCGTTCTTTTTTGTCTTTGTACTTCGTCGTCTGTTTTGTCTGTTTCGTGTTGAAAACGAAACCACCATTACCGGTTGGAATTGGTTTTGGTGGGATTAAGTTGTGCGAGAGAGAAAACTGACGTGCACGGGCAGCATTTATGTTTGCAAGAGTGACACACTCATTACACCATTTCTTGTAAAAAAAACCGTTTGAAACTGGTAACTGATGTTTGGCTTCCAGCTGCGCAAGACGAAAGCAATCATTGCAAGGCTGTGAAAAACAAAACTGAGAAGACATTAGAGGGAACGTAGCTCTTACCCTTTTGACTAACAAGACATTACATTTTTTTTCATTCGTTCAATCAGCTGATCGCGTCGTTGAAGCCGATCATCAATGATTGTTGCACTATGTTGCCAATTGACGATGATGAATGCAGGAATCAGGAGACAGACAAACAGCAGCGCCAGGGTGGAATTATAAAGGAACATCAGAAAAAACATTATAACAGAAGAAGCCACTGCATGTTCCTGATGAGACAACAGGTTGTCGGCGATTTCAGTCAGAACGAGCAGATATCGTGGTGAACTCATTATCAGCAAATCTTGTTCATTCGTGTACGTTTTCATGGTTTGATTCCAACGTTTTGCCAGATCTACAAGCCCATGTTTGTGCTTATTGAAGAGATTGGAATCATCACGGATTTCAGTTGGCGTCTCAAGGTGCATCATTTCTTTTTTTGACTTGAGCATGGATACCGGTTTGCCGTAATCGATGGGACCACCGTCGGTGGCGGCTTTCGAGTAGTAGTCCGCGTCTTCGGCGCTGAGGTCGAGCGTCTTGGCCCAGTGCTGCACTTCGACTTTCGTCCACTTCGCCGCGACCTACATCAAGAGCGATGGTTTGTCAGCGGACGCACACACTGCTGTAGCGAAGGCGATGCGATGCGCGAGCGCGTGCTGCGTACCACGACATTAAAGACCAGTGCGAAGTCGACGTCAAGCGCGAGCTTTATCTTCTTCGCATCGTACAGAGACGCGCGGACCCGTTTCAGCTCCGTCTGCACGTCGCCATTCACGGCACAGGCCATTTGCTGCTGCACCACACCACGCGCAATGGACGTGAGCGCAGCTAACGGTCATGAACAGCGGCATTGGAAGTGCGATGTCGTAAACAACCGGAAGCGATCAATCAATGGATCCACGCAATAAACAGCAAAGCGCTGAAGCGGAAATGCGGCAAATCTAAGGCGAACGGGACAGGTTTTTTAATAAACAAACAAAAAACTCTTTTCTTCTTTAAACAAAATGCAATTTGAGATCGGTCTGCATGTTGTGTACGGCGATCGAGGAAGTGGCAAAACCACGTTTGTCAAACGATTGCTTCATCTGTGGGAGCCACACTATTTGCAGGCCCATGTATTTATGAATGTGGAAGGTCAACATTTCGAAACGTGTACACCTCGATCTTACTGTGGCGCAAGCAACGCGATTTTACCTTTTTTATTCAATGTTCGTGTTATTTGACATCTTTGTTGATCGAAAACTGGTAAGAGAACGCGCCCATTGAAGAAAGATTTGTATCCTTGGACAGTGTTGCGTTGCAACTGATGCGACATCTTTTTTGAATGTCAAGAGAAAAAAAGAGAAACTTTTTGTTTCACATTGCAAGAAAATGCAGCAAAACAGGATGCAGCAATTGTGCGACGAAATATTGGACGTATTCAAAACCCGACAGATTTCCGGTTGGGGGTGGAAAGAATGGATGATGAAGCGTGCCTTTCCCAACGACTTTCTAATAGAGCAAACGTCCGTGGAATACGCATTCGCTGGTTTTATACAATGGACTTGTTCGTCGTTGTGGACCGATGCTGAAAAACATGCATGTGAACGGTTTCTGGATCTCATAAATGATGCTGGTTTAAAATGGAACGAAGGGCGTGGTGATGGGTCTTTTCCTATGACTCCTTTGAACTATTGTATTCGCTTCGGGGGGTGGCCTTTGTGTTGGGTTGTCTTGCGAAAGGTCGAGGAATTTGGTATCGATCTGGACGCGGACATACACGGTTTAACAAACTCCCTTTTCAATTTGGATTCGTCTGATGATTTTTTCATGCAGCTCCTTCTTAAATTACAAAAGAGCGCATTTGCTCGCGCTTTTCAAATTATACGATCTAAAGAGAGCATTCGCCATCGAAAAAAGCGATGGCTGAGAATCTTTTTAAATGTGTGTGTGATCAATAACGGGGAAAGTGGAGATGTGTTCGAACCAGATGAGTATGGAAAAACCATAATTGATGATTTAGAAAAGGAGGACGAACTTTTGCAAGAATTTAAAACCGGTTTTCGTGACATTCATGTGTCCCGTCAACAAAGACGAAAGGTGTTGATGACGAGTGTCAGCACGATTTACCAATTTCAGCATGTCGACCTCATTGTTTCACTGATCACGAATTATGACTTGACAGACAACATGTCATATGATCGAGTTTGTTCTATTTCTTTTGCAGATTCTTGAGTTCCTTTTGTTTCTCTTTTGTTTTTCTTTCTGACAACACAACAAAAAGATATTTTATTTCTTCGTAAGTCAATTTTCGAACAGAATGCGCGCTTTCTGCAAACGCTTGATGGGAGGAGATGACGATGATGACAGGCGGACGTATTTGTCTGGTAGTCTTCTTGCCGGTCTTTCTGTCATTGGAGTCGGTTGTGTCACGTTAGCCGCAACACGTTTTCATGTGGCCAAACCAAACCAACGACTTTTAGAAACGGGCTTAGGAATCAAAGGGACACGCATCAGTCGATGGTGTATCCGTTGGCCTGTCATTCGCCAAGTACAAACGATTGACTTGTCTCCCACGACATTACGCTTTGATGTACATGCTTTATCGAAAGAATCACTCGAGTACAAAATGCCCATGGTATGGACGTTAGCTCCGAATGCAGAAAGTGATGAATGTATTCAACGCTACGCGACACATGCGCTTGGTGATATGGATTACAAACAATTTAACAATTTAATGCAAGGCATTATTGAAGGCGAAGCTCGTATTTTAGCCGGTAAAATGGAGCTACAAGAAATTCAAAACAATCGTGAAAAAGTGCAACAAGAACTTATTGGTAAAATTGTCCCGCATTTAAAACAATTTGGTGTTTTTGTGCATGGAGGTACGATTTCTGATTTGCAAGACACGCCCGGTCAGGCATTCTTTTCCGAGGCACGAAAACGCGCATTGGCCATTGTATCGAATCTGGCACGTGTAGAGGCAGCGAACGCCGCTCAAAAAGGTGACATTGGAGTACAACATGCGGACACCGAAACACGCAAACGCAACGCTGAACTACGGTGTGAAGCGACGTTGATCGAGAACGAACAACGGAAAAACGAATTGGAGTCCGAGGCTACACTGAAAACCGTTCAAGCCGAAGCACAAAAACGGTCCGAAATTGCACGAGTACAAGCTGAGGGTGTCGTTCAATCAGAGGCTGCTAAAATGCGACGTCAAGTGGAAGAACTCCGTGCGCAGGAAATTTTGGCAAAGCAGCGTGCGAACGATTTGATGGTTGTGCAAGTTGCAGCGGAAAAGGTGATCGAAGAAAGTCGCGGTGTCAGTCAATCAAAGCTTGTCAAAACAAAAGCGGACGCTGAAGCATTGATTCAGCTGGCAGAAGCAGAAGCAAAAAGTGTAAAAATCAAAGCGGATGCCGAAGCATGGGCAAAACAGCAAGAGGGTGTCGGATTACAAACATATTTGGAGAAAAAAGCAGAAGGTATGCGTATGTTACGTGATGCTTTGGGTTCATCGCAAGATTTACAGCAGTTGATGATGATTGAAGCGGGTGCGATCGAAAGTTTAACCACCTCGACAGCGAATGCGCTCATGAATTTAAAACCAAACATAACGGTGAGTCACTGGAATAAGGGGACGGACGCTGTCGATACGGATCCGGTTGGTCAATTTGTCACCAGTGCATTGACACATACCGCTCAAGTCGCAAAAGAAACTGAACGCATCACAGGATTGAAAGTGTTTCCGCATTTGTTTTCTGTTGCCGACAAAGAGAAAAAGTAGTTCTGTTTCTATTCTAACAAAGAGAAAAAGTAGAGTTTGGTATGTTTATATGGCACGCATCAAACGAAACATCGCGTGCTGCAAGAGTTCCGATTCGTTACATATGGTGGCAACAAATGTCATAACATCAGCACGCATCGACGATTCGATGTGTTGTGTGGTTTTCTTTAAAAAAACATTCGTGCGTTGATGTTTAACGCGCCGTTGCATATCCTGAACGTAGCAAGACAGCAGAGCTGTCACGAGTCGACCGCGTCCGAACATAGTATCACTTGCAAATTTTGTTAAACCGATGGTGACGGGATCAGCATCACGCGCCGCGTGGGGCGGGGCGGTTTGAACAGTTTGTACGTGTCGAGTTCGCCATACGCATACCAATGACGCTGATGTGGCGGATAAGGCTTTCAGAATGTAGTAAGCAGCGTGGCGAGCGACGCTGTGAACGTCGTTATTGTCGGCTGCATCGAGCTCTTTAAGCGCCACCGCACACGCGTTATCTAAAGCAATGAGCGTTTTGTCCACATCCATACATAAGGCACACCCATGGATCCCGAACGCAATCGCTTCGGTTTCAAGAATTTTGGCCATGTCAGCGAGGGTCGTGATGCGACGGCATTTTTGACGAGACATCGTGGTAGAGCGGCCCCTTGATGTTTTTTGGAACGTATACAACGGAAGCGGAGTGTGTTTTAATACCCGACAGCTTCTTTTCTTCTGTTTGTTGAGGAACTGCACTCTCTTTCTTTTCACCAGCACTATTGACCGCAGCCATCTCAAGGAGACACAAACAAAGTGAGTTAGTCAGCAGAAGCAAACACAACCCAACATAATCGAGTTAGTCTCCATGAGAAAACCAATAACGATTAAAAGAAAGAGCTTGTGCTCGTCGGAAAATAGAATTCATGTAATCCGTAGAGGGCCGAAAAACCTCAACATCCGTGTGCGATGAGCCTGCCAAGATTTGACACCGAACAAGACACGGTTTTTGCCGCCAACGACCCAAAACACATACAAGAACACCGCGTCCTTTTTGTGGATTTTGCTGAGGCGGAATGATGTGTCGTTGACCACCACCGTGAATGTGAGCAAAACTGACGTCCTGTAACTCTTTAATAAGTTTGGGAAATGAAATCTGGTTTGGATAAGCATGAAGGAAAATCTCGTCATGTGGTTTAGAGTACCAACAAGTCGCACGATGATTTCCTCTTCCTTGGTGAAAGTTTGGAGAGTGATACCTCAATGTGGGTTGAAACCGGCCCAGTAGCTGTTTGACACAATCATCAGGAATTTGACCATTGAAAGGCAAGTACTCAATAATTATTTTGCTCAAATCGCGATGATGGATATGTTCCACGAGTTGTTGTATTAAGGAATGCTTTGTTGGTGTTGAGCGTCGCATCCATGCTGCAAACTCTGGCCACGTGCGTTCGTCCTTCTTCTTCTTCACACTCATTTCGAACAAGAAAAAATGTGTTGTGTTTTTTCTTTTTTGTTTCAGCAAAAACCCGTGGGAAAATACGAAAGAAACAAGAAGAACAAGAGAAACAATACATTGTTAGGGAAACCCTTGGGTAAACCCTTGGGGATTTTGTGTGTTTGAGGGAAGAAGATGTTGTATACGTGGTTTATAAGGGCGACGCATCCCATGCGGACGACGAATGCGAGATGTAGGTTGAATCATACTTGGCGTTGAAAAAGTGTTCAATGGTGTTGCTTCCACATCCTTCTGATTCCGTTGTTCATCATCTAATGTTTGTTGCCCATCATGAGGACTTGGTGAAAATATGTGCCCCGATTGTGTAAGCGACGCAGTATTCACTTGGATTTCTTGTTGGGGTTGTTGTTGTTGTGGTTGGTGCAAAGAAACCGTATTGGGCGTACTGGGCGCATTATTGGCCTTATAAACAAATGGCACACATCCAACACCCAAACACGTGGAATAAATGATTCCATAGTGGTTGTATAGAGTATCCATGTAGTATGGACGTCGACAACGGAAACATTCCGTTGCATCCCACACGACAAAACGATAAGGGCTTCCGTTTACAAACTCTGCGTAAGACGTACATGACAGTGATGCATGCCACCATCCTGTCGCTGGTCTTGGTTTACGTTCGGAGAGTGACACAAACGATTCTGTCACAATGCGTTGCAGTGGATGTGCGATTTGAACGACATCTGTGCTCTTACTCGATTCGCGTAACATGATACGCACGTAATTGTGAGGAGAGGGAAACCGAGTCATCAACAATGTTATGTATGTTATGTTGTTCGGATCCTTCATGTCATCGACATGCTTTTTCGTCACTGGAACCGTGATTTCTTCATCATAGACTTGAAACAAATGAGAATCGAGATGTGAACAATGCATTTTTCGGCATGTTAACGGCGTCGAGCAACTTTGTGTGACACACAATTCCTTTTTAAAATCATCGCCATACGGGTGTGGTTGCAACTCTTCCAATGAATGAGCATGCATGCATGCATTCTTGTCACATGGCTCGCCGCAATACAATGATCGAACACAAAGTTCGGTACGAAACGTTGGGCGATAGGAAAGGTGTTGATCAATGTGTTGATCAATGTGTTGTGTTCGTGTGCCTTCAGGCACAGACGAAGAAGATGAAGAAGAAGAAGAACAAGACAGTTGCATCCTGGCTTTCTCTTTCTCTTTGGTTAACACTTTTTTGTGTGTGCGTGTTAAAAAATTTTTTGGTGGGGACTAAATTTTTTATAACAAAAGTAAAACGAGATAGCACAATGCAAGCGCTGGATGAGTTTCTAACGGAACTCAACGACAACCTTCCCAGTCTCTACTTTCAAGAGACAACATCTCTACAAGACGTGAAACAATGGATTCAAGACAAAATCAAAGAAAGTGATATTGTTATATTTTCAAAAACAGATTGTAAGTTCTGTCAACGCGCGATTCGCCTTTGCGAGACATTTTTCTCGTTTTTGAATGTACAATTCAGTATATCGATTTTGGATCTAAACAAAACTGATGCACCAATCGTCCAACCAGTATTGAAAGAGATGACTCTGCAAACCACAGTACCCAACATTTTTTTTTACGGACAACATCTCGGCGGATATGACTCGCTCATGAATCATTTTCACAACATGATGACGAAGCAGGAAATACAATAGGAGGCGGCACAATATCAGCAAGCTGTGATGCAAAGTGGATAAGTTCCTTTGCCCGCTCAGAAATAGAGCGCAAATCAACATATTCAATAATGCATGATCGAATTGGTTGTATGATGTTAAGATCACATATGTTGAGTTTTGCAAACACTCGGGGAAATTGATCTACATAACGTGATACCTCGTTTTTGATGCTTTTTTCTTCTTTACCTTCAAAATACATCGTACTTGCGAGATCGCAAAAATATGCTTCCCCGTGTAACTTTCCATCCATATAGTGCCGATACAGAAAGGGTTCAAAAACAAAACGACTGTTAGATGCCCTCCAATAACAGACTTCAAGACCGTTTTGAATCCCAGTGTGGAGGTCGAACGAGGATATTTTCCGGATGCTGTCGTTTTTGAAAACCACTTGGATCAAAGCGCCGTAGAATATTGTATATTTTTATATCACAATTTATTCCGCGCACATGCCCGGGACGCGCTCGTTTTTTAACAAATATGGGACTGTCATCAATCGCGGTGATGTTCGAAACATGATGCTCCTTATTGTCGGTATCTCCGTACACATCGATACCGTTGACACTCTCAAATTTTAATCTTTCTTTCAAACATTGTCGAAGCATCCAGAAACTGACGACACGACGGGCAATCGGTTTATTGTTCAGCTCAATCATGTAACCGTTATCAATAATTTCCGGTTTAATTTTAATTCGGTCAACCCATCCCATTCCATGAACTTCAACGACAAGAGTATCTTTTGCGTTTCGGATACCGAAAGCTTCACATTCGTCAGCATTCGCACACAGCGAGGCGACCATATCAAATGTTGTGTCGATCTCATGTTGTGTAAGTGGTTGAATCCTAAGAAATGCTTTCTCAGTAGACATCCCTTTTCGTTTAGTTTTCTTTTTTTTCTGTTTTTAGAGGATTTCAAAAAACAAAGAAAAAAGAAACAAGAAACGAAAACCATGGCTGCTGGTTCTGGTTACGGTGCGGTTCCTGTTCCATTCTCTTGGAAATCGGTTCGTGACCGATTGGCCAACGAAAAGGAGATGGAAGGTCCCCGTTCATTGAAGACGAAATTGCATGTTGACCTGGATCAGAAACAGCGTAAGAAGAAGAACCAGGTAAACCCGCAGGTAAACCGAACACAGCAGGACAAACCCGTGGGTAAACTCAATCGTGAGCAAACAGAAGAAGAAGCGAAAACAAAAGCTGTTTTTCAACAATTTACCGCAGAGTGTTTCCGTCTATGGACACAAAAACTGTCTGATGCATCAGAAAACGTTATCCAAGACGCAATTCGTTTGGCATTCGAACGACGCACAATCTTCAGTTGTGATCATATAACGCTCGTGCTTTTACGTCACTCTCTTGGAAAAGAAGCTTATATGCATTGTCATGAACTGCATGAATCAGACGATGGCGATCGTTCGGGTTGCACTCTCGCCTCGAAAGAGAGTATCTATGATTCGTTTGTACAAACGAATCTGTCTGCTTGGTCTGTTTCTACGATCTTCGCATACACCAACTCGTACAAAGATTTTGTATTGCATCTGGAAAAAGAATGGGCGGCACAAAAAACAGGCGGCCCCATCCCGCTCAATTTTTTGTTTGAACACGCCATGAACGGAGTATGTCATCACATCACAGCAAAAAATATGCGCAGTTTTTTTGAGAATCGTCGACACGGACGTACCGTTCACATTTCTACGAAGAAAAAATATGATTGCCGCAATTTGCGCCAATATGCTCAATGTATTAGCGATGATATTCGTCGCACCCCCGCAAACGATCGTGTTCTTTGTGTCGGACGGGAGGATGAATTAACAAAATTGAGATGGCAAATTTTTGCGCAACACAAACGCGTGAACGTCATCCAAGGTCCAGCTGGCTCTGGAAAAACGGCTTTGGTGTATGGTTTTGCCAAGTTTTTACTAGAGTCACCTTCTGATGTGTTGAATAGCATCGACGTCTGGTTGATCGACATGAAAATTACAACATACTATCGAGACCTGCACGGATTACTAGACGAACTTAAGGACGCCAAAGGAAAGGCCTGGTTGATTGTCGAAAACATCGAATTCCCTTACGATTGCGTGTACATCATCCCGACAACACGAGACAAAAAATATAAAAATCCATTGTATGAAATCCTTTCACTCAAAACATTGTCTTCCGAACATACTACGACCATTTTGCGCAAAATGCGACACAACCTAGAGGAATTTCATCGCGTTAAAATTTCTGACGAAACTGTTCAGTTGGCGGCGAAATTGGCGCACAAGTATATGGACAATGGAGACATGGTATCTCCCGGTCGAGCGCGATGGCTTTTGGATCTGGCCTGTTGTTCTGCACAAGTCAAAGCAGAAGTAAAACCGGACGTCTTACAACGACTGGAAGCAAAAGCATTTCAACTTCAAGCCGAATTGGCGCAATTCAAAGAAAGTGATGTTAAAATTGCGGTGTCCCGAATTACAGAAACAGAAAAAGCACTGAATGCCGTGAAAGCCGAACTGATTCCGATGCAAGAACGTTTTCGATCAGAACATTCATTACAGGCAGCGACGAGACAAATGCGAGATGATTTCCAAATCTACCAAAACATGAAAAAGAACGCATTGGTTGAAGGCGATAAAAAATTATTAGAGACCAGCACAATGCGTCTTAAAGAATTGGGGCAGAATATGCAAATGAAAGCTACCGGATTAACCGGTAGTGTAGTGACTGTTGAACACGTGGCAGCCATTGTTTCAGCGTACAAAGGAATCCCTGCAGAAGGATTGTCTCAAAATGAACACAAACAATTATGTACGCTCAGTGAGCGCTTAAAAAAACGAGTGATTGATCAAGACGAGGCCATTAATGCAATAACAAAAACCATTATTCGCTCGTCTATGGGCTTTAAGCGAGCGAGCGCCCCGATTGGAAGTTTCTTGTTTTTGGGGCCCAGTGGAGTCGGAAAAACCGAAACCGCAAAAGCTTTGGCACATGCGCTATTTCACGATGAAAACGCCATGATTCGTTTTGATATGAGCGAATTTTACAGTGATCACACGGTTTCACGATTGGTCGGGGCTCCACCTGGTTATGTGGGATATGAAGAAGGCGGCCAGTTGACAAATGCCGTCTTAAAACGACCGCATGCCGTTGTGTTATTCGATGAAATTGAAAAGGCGCATCCCAAATTTTTTGATTTCCTGTTACAAATTCTGGACGATGCACGGTTGACATCAGGAGATGGTGTATTGGTTGATTTCAGTAACACAATTATTATACTGACAAGCAATTTGGGTAGCCATGTATTTGCAAAAAAGTTCAATGCCATGGCGTCCCCGGATGTGAAAGATAAAGAATCATTAACGTGTTTGACGGCGTTAGAACGGGCCGAATTGGATGCCTGTATTCAAGATACTGCAAAGTCGGGTATGCGTCCTGAATTCTTGGGACGTCTGGAGCATAAAATTTACTTTTCCATTTTGGGTTGTCAACAAGTGCGCAAAATCGGGGCGATTCAACTACAAAATCTTGCGCATTTATTGGAAAACAAAGAGTTTGAATTGACATGGAATGATTCTGTATTAGATTTTGTCGCATCCGCGTACGAGCCCCGATACGGTGCACGCATGTTGCGTGGTCATGTTGATCGTAACATTGGTAATATCTTGGCCAGCGAAATTTTGCTTGGCAACATACCAGCACGTTCGAATATTCATCTCGACTTCAAAAACAATACATTGATTTGGGCGATAAAGCCATTGACAACCGCATCATCCACAACACAACCCGTTTAAAAACATGCGCTTTCTTCGTCTTAATAATCGTAAATCTATTTTTGCGTAGAGTCCGTTTTTTTTTCAACAACAACAACAACAAAAAAAAACGATGAATGCAAAACAAGAGCAGAACGATGTTGCAATCCAAGTTGAAAAAGCTCAAGGATTAAATGAATATTTTCAAAAGATTGATGCCCTGAACATTGGATTTAAAAGCTATCTTCACACACACACCGGAGCAGGATTGAATCTCGATAGACTTGTGTTACTCGCTGAATTCACACAAGTCTATCAAACATTTTTTCGTTATCTGCGCCATCATCATGAAGAGCTACGTCAAGAATACAGAATGCATCGTGTGTTTCCCCCGCTTTTTCTTGTTACCTGTTCGCAGCAACTCGTTAAACAATTCATTGATCAATTTGAATTGCTGGATCATGCTCGCTTGCAATACATTTACGATTTGGAAGCATTGATGATCGCTGTTAACGAGCGTTTACAAACAATTTTCGTTCGATCCAATACTCGCGTGTTGCCGCTTGTTCTTCTTCTTGTTGTTGTTTGTATTGGCGGGGTGATTCTTGCTGCTGTGCTGGTAGCAAGAACATGAAAACTTTTTTGTTTCTTATTTTTTGTTAAAAAAACGTTGTCAAGACCAGGACTTGAACCCGGGGCCTACTCCGTTAGTGTATATCAACTAATTTGTCAGGAGTCGCTCTACCGCTGAGCTATCTCAACGCACTGCGACAAAGACAAAAAAAACAGAACATTTTTATTTAAGACGACGCATCGTTGCTAATTTTAGCGATTCGTATGGATACATTCATTACAGGTTGCACTGTCAGGGTTTGTGATTGTATTTGTGCATTGATATGCCACTGCGGACAATACGTACACCCAGTAGTCGCCCAAATGACAGCTTCATACACAAAAAATACAGGCACTCCGATGTTCGTTGAATAATAAATTGGAATTTGAAGCGGACAAAACGGTTGATTTGTCACTGCTGGGTCATCGTTCGACACCCACATGACAACCGTATCGTTTGAACCAGCCAGTCCCAACATATTGGTTTCAAGAGTACATTCTCCTGTGATCAAATACATACCATTCGCCTGAATGCGGAATGAACCAGCAGACCACGCAGGTCCGGCAGTTGGACTTGGATTGGGAACAAGCGCCGCTTGCGTGCCGGATGTTGCTTGTGTAAACAAGCCGGTCAAAGCGTTTGATGGACCACCCGCCAGCGAGTCGGTGGTATTATATGGGACAATATTTAAATTTCCTTGATACAGAGCGTGCGTATTAGCATACGGAGGATTTGATATGGAGGCAGCAGGACCTTGCGGTCCTGGCGTTGTGTTCGTTGGACCACGAAAACCCGTTATACCAGTAGGTCGTTGTGAACCAGTTGGACCCGTTTGTCCAGCAACGAGCGATCCAGGTGCACCCGTTGTACCGGTGGCACCAGTTGCGAATTTTCCCGTGGGTCCCGTTGCACCTTGAAACCCTTGCAAACCAGAAGGACCAGTTTTGCCAGTTATGGCTGGAAGATGAGGACCAGTTGGACCGGTTGGACCAAAAATCTGCATCCCGGTTGCTCCAGTCGGTCCCTGCGAACCATCAAATCCGTTCGCGCCAGTGTTACCTTTCGGTCCAGTTCCTGTAATAATGTATTGTTTGAGTTTATTATCAATTTGCTTTTCTTCAAGAGGAATGACCAACAAAAACGCCACGAGAAGAACAAACAAAATTAACAATGCAACAACACCAAACGGAAGCCATTGCATTTTTTTATCAATTCTTAATTTTTTTTGTTTTCTTGCTTAATTTGGACATATATACGTTATCGACCAGTAAATCATTTGTAAAAACGCTGCCAAAAAATTCACATTGTCTGGATTGTAAAACAGAGCAGATACCTGTATTGAATCAGATGCGAAATTTGATATTGGGAAAATTGCGTTAATTGTCGCATAATACGTATTGCTTGTGACACTGGAATCAGGCGGCGGAAGCTGTCGCAACTCCAAAAGTTGAGCTGCAAAACCGGCACCGTGATTAAGTTGAAACCATACGTACGCGGCAATATTAAAATCTGATGTTGCGCTGTCGAAATTAATAAGCACCGTGCCACTAAAGCTGTACAGACCATTTGCTAGAAACGTGATGTCAGTCAGATCAGGACCTGGAAAATTCGGTGCTAATGCACCTCGTCTGCTCCATATGGGATTCCCTTGATACCACGGAATTTCAAAACCACTTCCAAATACGGGTAATGCATTGGGAACAATCGTAATTTGAACGGATATGCTTCCCGTGAGAAGCGTTAAATTACCATACAGAGGTTCGGGTCCGGTCGCACCCTGAAGACCCGTTGCACCGGCACTAATACCCGTTGCACCAGTCGGCCCGGTGAATCCAGGAGCACCAGTTGGTCCTGTTGGACCCGCATTTCCAACGGGAGACGCACCAGTAGAACCTGTCGGTCCCGTGAAGGCGTTTTCCACAGGACCAAATGGACCGATCGCTCCTTGAGTTCCCATTTGACCTGTCGGTCCTGTAAAACCTGTTTCCGCACTGCCTGTTGGACCCGTATAAGTAACCAGCGGCAATCCACTTCCACTGGGACCCGTAATTCCGACCGAACCTGGAGCGCCTTCATCACCTTCTTCACCCATGTCCACATGTAGATAATTTCTAAGTTTAATGGGAACTTGTGCTTGTATGTGTGTTGGGATGTAAGAAAACAAAATTGCAATGAGCAAGATAAATATAGCGAATGTCAACATTACATAAAAAGAGTCCATCTCGAGTCTTTAGTTTTGGATTTCTATTTCCTTCTTTTATTTTAAGATAATTGTGGGCTCATCAAATACGCTTGAATATAACTCGTAGTTATCGTGACTGCCCCATAGCCAGCCCCACTGGTGGATGGATTGTAAATGACATTAAACCGCAGCGTTTGCCCAGGGACCATATATACTTGAAAATTCCAAGTTTTCCATGTTGTTAATCGGGACGAGAAATTTGGTAATTCCATGGTCCACTCGCTGCTCGTGATCGCATTATCAAGTGTCGCGATAAAGGTCAACAAATTATGGGGCGCAGTTGGAAGATTCTGCACAATGTTAAGTTGTATGCTTATTTGATACGTCCCGGGATTGTTGACGATCAAAAATCCCGCTTGATTAAACTGTGGAGTTAACACTCCGAAATTTTGCTGACCCAACGAGCTGAACAAAAGAGCAGTTAATGTGTTTTCCGCTGGAATTGTATCCGATCCGAGCGTGACAAGTTGTCCAGAAACCGGCAAGAACCATGTCGGACCAGTTGCCCCTGTTGGTCCAACCTGTCCTAAAAGACCAGTCGGCCCGCGTTGTCCCGTGATTCCGGTGGCGCCTTTAGGACCCTGTGGTCCTGTATTGCCCGTTCGACCTATCGGTCCAGTCGGGCCAGTGTCTGTACCTTCCGTGCTTCCTGTATTCCCTGTGATGCCAGTAAAGCCGCGTTGCCCCGTAGGCCCAGTATCGAAATACGGAGAACCTGTCGCACCAGTCGGACCCGTAACGGGAGTGGGTTCTCCGTTTGGTCCGGTAGGACCTGTTGCACCATGTTCTCCACGCTCTCCAGAAAATCCTTTTGGACCAATGCCGCGTGTTCCAATATAAGGCCCGATTTGTTTTGCGATTTGATTATTGAGTTCTTGCGGAAAAATAAAAAAGAAGAACAGTGCAAAATATGAAATCATCATGCAAATCATAAAAAAGCAAGTAGAAGCAAGTCTGCTTGAATTTGAAACGTTTTGATCGTTTCGCGTGTTATTTCCTGCGTCACTCATTCTACGACAGATGAATAACGAACGTGATGTTATTTTTTAATATCTCCTTCTGCAAAAGTAAAAAAGAAAAAGATTGTCAAGACCAGGAATTGAACCCGGGGCCTACTTCGTAGAGAAGAAAAATCATCATCTGTAAAATCGTCAGAAGGTGCTCTGCCACTGAGCTATCTTGACACGATCTTCAGTCCGCATAGGTTGATTTTATAGTGCAGAACATGCGCATGGGTGTTGTTCAACAAAAAAAAACGATTGTCGCAACCAGGATTTGAACCTGGGGCCAACTCCGCAAAGAAAATAACCATTTATTTTATTTGTTCAGGAGGTGCTCTGCCAACTGAGCTATTGCGACATGAGCCGGATCTCCTCTTCAAATGTCTCTTCTACCTGCCAAAAGTAAGTGTCTCGCATGCAATGCAAATATCGCGCCTGAATTCTACAACAAGAACTCTCATCATTTCTGAGACAAGCTATCATTCGTAAAGAGCGAGGAACCAAGAACAGAAACCAAAAACAAAAAATGTTTCCAACGACAACGGTAATCGTAATCATTAGTTCGTTATAGTGAAAGCGGTCATACCACGGTTCAGACCACTCTAAATCGTCTCCAATCTCTTGGCACCATTCATAATATTCTCGAGTTTGTTTGGATTCTTCTATACAATATGTACATAACAGTGCGATGCAAGACACGAGACTGTTGATTGCCGCGACACTCGTTAACATTCACAATCGCGTTGTCTTCGTCCATTGCTCGTCTTGTGGATCTCGCATATTCCACAAAAAGAAGAGCATGAACATCACCCACACAGGGGCAGTGAAAAGGGAAGTTAAGATTGACGTTGTCGAGACGCATGACGGAGGCCGTTCGCGCCACATGCGATGCTGAGTGCGGGGTTGCCCATAACTGACGATGATTGATGCAAGAGGAGATGATAACACATGAATAGACAGATGGTTCCACTCCGGTATCGAAACAGAAGCAAAAGTTCCGTATTTTGTTTGTTGCTCGTTCATCGGTTCTGGAAAAATTGGCTTTCATCAACACACACAAAAAAAAACGGCTTTCATCAAACGAAATATCATTTCCGAAACCAACCCATAATCTTTTTGTAAGGGAAAGAAGAAGAAGAAGAAGACGAAGAAAATATTGTCTTGAACGACACTCGTTTTGAACAATTCAAAATTCGTGCTTTTTGCATTTGTTCCATGTCGTGATCATAACATTCAAGACGCGAATAGGCATCCCATTCACTGTTTAAATCCGACAGTCGTGATAACACACAGAGCGCATTGAGTTCGCTTTTTCCCATGGGTTTCCCAAGTTTGTCCTTTTGTTTGACGTTGACTTTTTGCACGGTTTGCTCACATTTCGATTCTTTTTGTTTGATGTGGTTGTTCTTCGTTATAAAACGTTCCACTCCACCATGTTTCGTAATAAAATGCAAAAATCCATGTTCACTTCTTCGAATGCACCAAGACATGGTGGGTTCTTCAGTTTTCGAAATGTACCCCTTTCGTTGGGCAAACGAAAACAGTGCATCTTCGGCTTTTAGTAATTGTTGTAACGCATGTGGACTCCATGATACGCATTCCGTTAAACCCGTGGGTAAACCCGTGGGTAAAGAAGAAGAAAAAGAAGAAGAAGAAGAAGCAATCCAATGGATCCAATTCCGAAAAAATAGATTCAGTTGCGTACAATTTGGTTCTTCTGAACCGAACATCGTCAATAAACACGCGAGATCCGTCGATGATTGTTCGCTCCGCTTTGTTTGATAATTTTGAAACAACCACGCACCAACATCAAACAACGTTCGAAAACGCGGCGCAAGCTCATAAGAAAACGCGTTTTTATCCTTTATAAGTTGATCCGCAATGCGAAAATCTCCATTTGCGCACAGAGCGATGTGCTTTAACGTGTCGCTTTCTTTTGGTCGACCACATTTCCAGTTTAAAAACGACAACACATGTTTATACGTGACACGTATGCGCAGATGTTTCACAAATGTTTCATTTTTCCAGAACGAATACACGGAAGTTAAAAATTTCGATTTCTTATGCATGGCGTCCTCTTTCGTCTTGTATCGGGGTGTGAAGTACTCATCGCTATCCATTTCAATGACGATGGGGACATGAAGATCACCATTTTTGTACCCGGTATGCAAAATTGATATCCAATCGGTCGGAAATAAAGAGACATCTTGCAGATGAAGAATCGGACGAGTGGAAATGAGATTTGATGAGGACATCATGGTGTGTAAATGATGAATGCCTTTGCTAATGGATACTGGTTGCAAATGCAGTGCACACTGTTTTACCAAATGATTCAAAAGAAAGGTTTTTCCACACCCTGTGTTACCATACAGAATTAAAATCGGCGTTTGTAAGGTTTTCAATCGTTTTTGATCGTAACACAATCGAACGGAACGAAACCAATCATTTGCATCCCGCATAACAGATTCGTCGCCACAATATGGTTCAATTTTTGTTGTTGTGAAAACATCCTTTTGTTGAATCTGCTTTACATCGTTTGTTTTGCCCATTAAAACGCCCAGACACTCATGTGGTAAGCACAATTTGTAGTTCCATAAAAATTTACAAAACGTCGAAGATACTATACTCAGTCGTTTGATGGAATTTGCTTGTAGATAGCAAACCGAAAATGGATCATGACGTTGTTTTTCTTGTTGTTTTTCTTCTTGCCCGTTTTTGCTTGTTTTCATAACTCAGGGATTTCAAAAAGTTAATTTGCTCACGAAAAAAAAGTGTGATTCCTACGTTTTCTTTTTGTCTTTTTGTATTACAGCATGCAAAAAACGCCATGGTCCATCTCTTCTCACAACCATCAACAACAATTAAAAAACGCATATTTACGACAGCAAGCAACAGAAATTTTTCCGGAAGAATTGCAACAATACTATGATCGAGATCAAGAACGCAAAACGCAGCGATATTTGGAAGAAACACATACCCGATTCTCTGATTACAAAAATATTCATGAAATTAAAGAAAGAGCCGCGAACGATGCAAAATTACAAACCACAAAACGCAAACAGGCTGCAGGTGGAAAACGTAAAGCAGACAGTGCTTCTCAATTACATGTAAAATCGTTAACATCATGGGTCGTCAACAAACGACAAAAGTGTGAGAACGACAATACCAATCAAAAAGCAAAAGCAAAACCACACCCATTTTTAAATGAGATTTATATTCCTGACGCGGCGAAAGTTAAAGCATTCAACGATGAGCGATTGAAGAAAGAAGCGAAGAAAAAGGCATTTAAAGAAATGATGGACAAAAAAAAGGCTGAAATGTCGCAACAAGATGAACCAGAGGATTTACGATTTCGCGACCAACACTGTCAACTGAAGCCCTTATTAGAACAATACAAATTGCTTGTACAACAACACGTGATTCATGAACCATCGGTATACGATGTTCCCAATCCGGTAATTTCACGACATGATGCGTTAAAAGCGATCCATAAAAAAGACACGCTTCAGATTGGCGTCACGCAAGTGTACGATTTAAACGATGAGATTTGGTTGTTTGGTGTCACGTCATCCATGGCGACGGTTGCCATTGAACTGGAAGGTATACGACCTTTCTTTTACATTAATCAACCTGTTATAAAAAACCCGCGATCGGACCAAGAATTGCTCTCGTATTTGAACGATGAACAGTTTCATTCGCGAGAATGGAAACATATGCTCATGCGACTGAAGACACTGCAACGGAAACAGCATAAAAACGATTGGGAAATCGAACAAATTAAATTACTGGAAGCCAAACAGGAGCAAGGAGAAGTGATCCATGTCGAAACGGTCAAACGATTGTGCGGCGTAACGTATCAAGGGCGTGAACCGAAACCTTATTATAAAATTTCTTTTACTAACATGGCGGCGTTCCGCCATTATCGCACGCTTCTCGCGTGTTCCACAACAAAGATGAGTGACTTGGGGTTCGTTGCCACATTGTTTCACGAAACACATACACTAACACAGATGTTTTTTAACATGGTAACGTTTCGATTGTTTGATATCGTCGAAGTGAATGTGGACGCATGCGGTTTTTTGTCAGAAAAAGCATGGGATGAAGCAGAATTGGTGTTACTTAACGACAGGCAATATTTGGAATCCATTTCGCATCTAGCCGAAAAAGAGTGGGTGGATGCCAGTAAAACATTGGATCATTTAAACGGTGCTCGAAAACCAGAATGCCGAACGAAATGCCATTTAGAAGGCCGGTGTGATTACAAGGAGATTCAGACCAAACAAGCAGATGATGTTGCCTTTCCACTGTTAACGGCAGTGTTTGATATCGAAACCTTATGTTGGGAATCGGTAAAGAAACAACGCGCATCAAAATCGATTCCAGAATTCGATGATAATATTGATGAAAAAAGTTCTTCGACACAAAGCGAACGGAAAAAACAAGACGTTGTGGAAGTGTATCCGTTTGCAAAAAAACGAAAGGATGCTGTGATTTACATTGCAACCAATTTGATGGTCAATGGTGACAAACAAGCGTTTTTACGTGTGGTCCATTGTTTGGGAAAGCCAAATTTTAAAGCGGATGATTTACCGAATACCTTGATTTATACATTTGAGGAAGATCATGAGGCCGAAATGTTAACGCACTGGTCAAACATGCTACAAAATTTTCATATTGAGTGGCTTGCTGGTTACAATAGCATTTTATATGATCTGCCTTATGTTATTCAACGTGCTGCTGTCTTGAATGTCCCGGAAATTCAACAAAATTTTAGCCGTTTTCTAGAACTCCCTCATGATCGAGTTAGACAATGGAAGCGCTACAAGGCAAGTCAGTGTACCATCAAGGCCATGGGCCAACGCTTTGGACAAAAAAAAGATGTCGTGATTACCCCAGGTCTGATTCAATTTGATGCGGTGAAAACGGTGCGGCAAATGATCAATTTGAACACGTACAAATTGAAAGAAGTCGCCAATTACTATTTGAAAGACTTGGCGATTGCCAAAAAGGACATGCCATACAATTTGATATCACCGTTTTGGGCAGCCGGAGCAGATCATCAACGCCGTTTAGCTATTTATTGCTATTATGATTCTTTGGTGACAGAGCAGACAATCATCAAGGCTTTTTTTTTAACTCATGCCATTGAAGTTGCCAAAGCCACCAATACCTCTATTTCGCAGCAAATGATGCAAGGACAGCAAATTAAAACATGGAATTTGATTGTCAGAAAAACGGCAGAGCGATGGATTATGGACGAAACTCTTAGACAAGAAATGCAACAGGTCTATGGTGTAGATACGGATTTAATTCCTCGATATATGAAAGATATTGTTGCACACGAGGATCGCGAAATTGTCGATTGGGCCATCGGACAAAAAGAAAGTCGCTCGTTAAAAGATCGCGAAAAGCAATACGAAGGCGCCACGGTTCTGGAACCACTAAAAGGATTTTATGAAGAATTCATTGCCACCTTGGATTTTTCTGCGCTGTATCCGTCCATCATGATATCACATCGATTGTGTTTTTCAACATGGATACGACATGTCGTCGACAAACAAACTGGAAAATTATGGTTTCCGTTTTACGATCAAGATCGAGATCATACACAAGAAGGCAAAAAATATATTTTATGGGAGCCTCATTTACCCAAGCCAAAAGACGAAGAAGAACGCGATGTGATTATGGTTTGCCGAAGCAAAGGCGGGTTGATTTGTTGTTTTGTTGTTAATCGAGAATGTTTTTTCCCGACAATCTTAAGTGAAATGTTGGATTTACGTGGAAAGGTGAAGAAAGAAATGGGAAAAGCGGAAGAGCTGGGAAACAAAATGCTTGAATCCATTTTGAACGCGCGTCAATTGGCAATCAAAGTGATTTGTAATGCCGCATATGGTTTTACAGGAGCGAGTGCCGGATTTTTACCCGCCATTCCCATTGCAATTACGACGTGTTTTATCGGACGTTTGAAAATTATGTTTGTAAAAGACACTGCCGAAAAGCTGATCGGTGGTATTGTTGTATATGGCGACACAGATAGTGTCTTTATTCGCTTCCCACATTTGCAAGCACAAAAAGGCAAAACGTATGCCGAAATGAAAGATCAAGCGCTCTATTTGGCATGGCTTACATGTGAAATTGTAAATGAGCAACTCCCAGAACCCATGTTATTGGATTTCGAAAAACTGATGAACCCGTTGCTTTTAATTCAAAAAAAGACATACGTCGGGTCCTGGGAATGGCCAAAGCCATATTTGTTGTGCAAAGGGACAAAAAATGTGCGCCGCGATTGTTCGGACTGGGCGAAAGATTGTATTGGTGAGGTATTAAAGGCCGTGATGAAGTCACGCAAAAATGCTCCAGTTATTTATCAAATTATCGATAAAGCATTGAACGAAATTAAAAATCCAAACATTCCTTTGCATCGATTACAAAAGACGGTGGCAAAAAAAGCAACGTACAAAAGTGATGATCTGGCACAAGCGATTTTGTTCCGAAAATTGGAAGCACGACGCGGAACAAAAATTGATGAAGGAACACGAGTCCCGTATGTATTTTCTTTGCCCAACAAAGGTACACGATCAAGACAAAAAGGAGAGAAAATGGCAGAAGATATTGAGGATGTTGATTATTTGATTCAACACGGGATCAAAGTCGACCGGATTTATTATGTTGAGCGACAATTACAAACCACGTTATGCGATTATATTGGCGATGTCATCGTTCCAAAATCCGAAATTGAAAAACGATGCCAAAGTGCCATCAACGAAATTTGGCGGCAAGATTTCGGAGCGTCACAGATCGTAGCTGAAAAGAGAAAGCGATAGAGATTGTTTGTTGTTTTTTTGTTGTTTTTCTTGTTTTTGTATAAACTATCCGTTTGTGTAGGTGATCGACGCCGCTGCTCGAATATAACTGCTATTTGTCGTTGCAATTGCCAGACCAGTAGTGGATAATGATGCCACGAGCAAATATTGCGTTCCTTTCGTGATCGGGACGGTGAGGCCTGTTGCTTCCGCGGTTACAATCGTCCCTAATACCACTGAG